GCCTTCTTCAGAAGCAATCTCTACCCAACCAACACGAGATGCATCAGAACCTGATACTTCGTAGTAGTCTTTCATAATGATAGGCTTATTTGAGAAAGTCTTGAAAGTTGGCTCGTTAGCTCCACGTGAGTCAGATCGGGCTGTACCACCTGCCGCAACAGAATAGCTATCACCTTTTCCAAACTCAGAACCGTAAACCAGTATAGTAACAGACTTTGAAACAGTGCTGTCAGCTAAGTTAGCTTGCCCATAAGGAGCTACGTTTACTAAAACACCGTTAACAAGAGTCACTAGACACTTAACGATACCGTTTGTAGCATCAGATACGATTATAGTATCGTTCACGCGGATACCGTGATCCGCAGCTGTGATTCCCGCTTCATCAATATCATCCTCGATAGTAATCTGAGAAGTGTTTCCACCTCCCCCGGAATCAGCACCAGCGTCGTCTCCACCTGTAGCAATTTTACCTTTGTAAGAAAGGTGTAAGCGACCTTGCTCAGACCAAATAACTTGGTCAGCGCTCATTGCTTCTTCAGCTCCTACTTGTGAAAGAAATCCTGAGATAGTTCGTTGTCCGAATACTTCAGCTTCTTTTTCCATAAGATCTGGTAAATATTGTTGTCCCCATCCACTTGAACCGTTAAGGTCTAGGTAGTTGGTTGATAGCGCTTGCTTTTGTGAAGCGGGTACGCTGTTTAAATTATCTCCTGCTGTAATAGCCATAATTTTTTAATTTTTAAATTGTTATTTTTTATTTTTAATTTTGAACTTAAAAGAGGCGGAATCATCACCTAGCACCCTTACTTTCATACCGCCTGACGCTTCACCTTGAGTGGATCTAGCGCTGGTGTTGATATTCTTGGCTTTGGCTACACTGTCTTTCAGTGCATCTACCTTGCCTTGTTCGTAAAAGTGATTAGCAACTGCATCTGGATTCATAGCTGTATACAAACCTTTGTGATATCCTTTAGCGTCGTTCATTGTATCATCTTCATTCAAAAACTTTTTGAAGAAGTTGTTTATGTCGCTTTGGGTTTCTTTTACTTGGCTTGCATCCTTAACGTTATATCTAAATCTTTTGTCTCCGACGTTATATTCAAAACCTTTGAATTTGTCGTTAAAAACCTGCTCGGTCTTTTTGTTAAATTTAGACTTCTGTTGTTGAGCTATTTTCTTCGTCTGCTCTGACTCTTTATTGTATCGGTCGAAGAAACTTATTGCTTTCTGCTGCTCTTCAGTGAGCTTGCTTCCAGCTTTAATCTCTTCATAGTATTTAGACTTTTGCCCGTCTAAGTAGGTCTTGGCCTCGGCAACTTGCTCTTTGAGGGCCAATTTTTTACGTTTAATATCTCTCTCTTCCTCCATATCCTCGTCAAATGAGAAGTTATCTTCCATAAGAAAGTTTATCTCCTCCGAGTTTAAATGAGGTTTAGTTCTTTTGTAGTACTCAAGCAAAGCGTCTTGATCGTCTAAATCTTTAACGTCTCGATTGAGGTTGACATAATCAGCGAGATCTCCACCTGTATCATCCATGAAGTCCATTAACTTCTGAACGTTATCAGGTATAGCTTTCCCAGTCTCTTCATTTGCGTCAAGCGCTTCTACTATGTCTTCTTCTGTGACAATCTCCTCATCGGTAACTTCCTCAAGGGCTGGTACCTCCTCGTCAGAGACATTTTCTTGTGTAACTTGTTCAATACTCTCTTCGAGGTCTGTCTGAGATTCATCTGCTACTGGATTGCTTAAGTCTACTTTAATGACACCATCGTCGTCTTTACTTTCAAACTTGCTTAAATCTACTTCAGGTACTTGCTCCTCAGCAACCTCCACAACGGGAGGGTTTTCTTGGATGACCTCTTCGGTCACCTCTTCTTTTTTCACTTTAGCCATAATAAAATATTATATAATTAATTACCTATTTGTGGGTTGAACTTATCTAAACCCATTCCGCCTCCTAGTATATCATTACCTGAAGACTCAAACTTTTTAGCACTTGCCTTGACATTTTCTCGCTTATCTTTACCTGCCTCTTTCATACCCTCAAGCTTCTCCGTTGAATTACGCTCTTGATCGCGTAGAGAAGTATTAAGATCAAACTCAAACTGCATTAGTTCTTTTTTCAATCTAACCTCCTCTCTTAAGTGATGCAACTTTGTTTCAGCTTTAACTGACTCTAGTTGTATATCTGCTTGGGAGTTTATCTGACTCTTCTGTATCTCAGCCTGAGCAGCAGCTTGTTGAGTCTGTGTGTTAGCCTCTGCTTGGGCTTGCATGTTTTCTTGCTGGATTTTTTGATCGCGTTTTTGCTTTCTTTTACGCTTTATTTTCAGCAGTTGATTAGCTAGCTTTAAATTTCGCACCTCCCTAATATCTATGGCATCATCCAAATCTATTAGCGCTTGAGCTAAAGCTGTCTGTATGTTGTTCTCTAACATTTGCTTCTCCTCTTCATCCGGCTCAAGTTCTAAGAAAATACCAAAATCGTACAAGTGCAGTTCAGACATTTCTTTCAGTGTAGCAACGTTATGAGCTCCTATAGATTGAACAAATGCATCAGCCGTCGGAGAATACTCCAGTATGTCTGAGATGCGAAGAGATAATGCCTCCGCTACCTCCGTTGTTAAAAACATCGATGACAACAGTATATGCCTAGTGGCTACATTAGAATTAGCCGCGGCCATCTTCTGCACTCCAACTAGTGACTTTGGATCTGGCATACTACCATCTCTAGCCTCGTTTAAACCTGTCACGTCACGGATCATCTGCATATAGTAGTTGTAAGTATTAATCAAACTACCAATTTTGTTTTGCCCAGCTCCGTTAGATATCTGCTGAATAGGAATTTTTCCTGGATTAGGGTCTCCGTCAGCTGTTAAACTTCACCTATAACAGAACCTGTTTGGAAGAACATATTAAGCGCTTCCTGCGGACTATAGTTTGTTCCGTTACCTAAGTCTATTTCAGCAAGTCCATCCGCGTCAAGGTACACACCATCGGGTACCATGCGAGATAAAACCTGCTGTAACTTTAAGTGAGTCAATTGAATCGTGTCAGCGAAGCCAGTGATCCTACCAACGATAGACTCTATTCTACCCTCATACATTCTTGGTGCAACTAAAGAGTAGTTCATTTTAACCTTGTTAAAGTTACTCTTGCTGCGCATCATATTCTCAGCTTTCTCCCACTTGATTAGCTTGTCGGTACCAAGAATCATAGCACCCTCAAAAAGACATTCAACAAACTTGTGCAGCTTCTCGTATCCACCCTCTTTACCTTCTGGGGGATTAAACGTATCAGATTTCGCTATAGCCTTGTATCCACCTGATCCAGTTTCTTTAACTTTGTGGACATCGCTAGTGTATGTCTTGTAGTTGAAATATAAAACCTGGACCTTATTTTTATCGATCTCAATATCTCTACCACCACGCCTAGTTTGACTACCTGATTTAGAGTGTATATCTTTTAAGTCTAATTCAGATAAGTGACTAAACTCTCTAACTAGTTCGTTTATTGGGATTGTCTTAACTTCACCTACGTAGTATATATCCTCGAAATACGGGGACTCTGTATACGAGTAGACGATGTTAGCAGGATCAACGTACTCAACCGTTGCTCCGTCGCTCCAGTTAAAGCTAGTTTTAACACAGCCTATACCAAGTACCGTTAAATCGTATATCATCCTACGCCTAACGAGATCATATTTATTACCATCTAGTAGAACGTTTATAGCCTGCTCTTCCGCAATTTCAACCGCTTGCTTATAGGTCAACTGCATGTGTAGATCCAACTCTTCCTTTGTTTCTGGCAACTTTTTAGGATCTGTTTCATACAAGTCAACGCTAAATAACTTAGCCGCTTGATCGTTGAAAGCTTTGCTTTCCATGTCCCTGATAATAGCCTCCATGTAGTCAGTTCTTTTACTGACTCCGTATTGGTCTTGTGAGTACGCTTTTATATTAAACATTCTCTCAGCCATACCGTTAACCACAATGTCAACAAATTTAGGTATAATAGGTACTGGCTTCCAGTCTAAGTTGAGATAGGATAAATCACCATTTATAGACAACTCATCTTTATACTTCTGTATAGACTGCTCACCCCTAGCATACAGCCTTAAATTGTGAAACTTCTGCTGTGTAGCGTTGTATCTATTGCTGTGTGAATCCTTAAACCACTCCTGCTCTATAGCTTGCGCCACTTTGAGACCGTACTCGGCACTCATTTTCTCTAGGTCAGGAACCGCTTGAGAAGGAAAGTTTACATATACTGACTCAGCCATGCTTATTTAATTATCTGGGAGTTGAATCCCTTATTGTTATATTTAGATATGCTTAGATCCAAAGGTTGTCTTTCTACCTTAGCATTCGGCGCATACATATGTCTGTTACACGCCATGATAGCTAAACCAGAACTTATAGAAGCATCGTGTTTAGTTCTTCTGTTTATATCAAACCTAGCCCAATCGTTAAGTAACTCGTTAAAGTATACTGTCCCATAGTTGCCTTCACCTAAATGCCCTACGTGTCCTTGTATATACATTTCAATAGCAGCAGCATGAGCTTGTTTAATATCTTCACTAGAGTTTGGTATGCCACCCACTTCTTTTTCAGCTACGGATAGTTTCCTCCAGTTTTTATCTGGTCGATTCATACTATACCCTCTATACCCTCTTCGGCGTAGGTAGTACAGTAATCTTGGTTTATTGTTCTCTGCTAGTATAGGCATGCCATAAAACACGAGTGCCATCAATACATCTTCAAAGAATATCTCTGCGGTTTGTGGTCTTGCTATATACTCTAAAAAGAATGTGCTCGCTGGAGCGTCTTCCATAGAGAATTTTGTTAATCCGTGGAGCGCCCCTTTCGATCCCTTGCCATCAACAGTACCGCTAATATCATAACTATCACAGCCGAACGCGCCAATATGATCATTGCCTGGGAATCTAACACCATTCTTTATTATTTGTTTATTTTGTAAATTAGATGGTGGAACCCAACTAACCTTAAACCTACCTCCTGGATCTGGGTGGAAAACCACCTGTGTATCCTTAATACCGTTTACCCAACCAAAACTCCCGGTTGTAGTATGAGCGTTATGCCTGCTACCTTCGTTGTAATCTATCTGCTCATATATCTTCATTAAATTAAAGATACTGTTCTTACTTTCATCCCTGAAAGCATGTTCTGTTGTCCTAGGGAACTGACGGTAGAATTCATTTAAAGCATCGTGATCACCTTTTAATCCTTCAGCTTCATTCTCCCAGCTATCAATAACCCCAATGTCTATCAGTTCACCGTCCGGTCCCAGTCGTTTTCCATCACGTGGATTATCAAAGACTGGAAATCCGAACTCGTCAATAAATCCTTCATAGTTCCATTCCATAGGGACAAAGAGAGAATAAAGCCCAGACTTCGTTTGTCCATTACGGTTTCGCTTTGATACATCTGAGTCATTGTATAGTTTCTTAAAGTTAGTACCTCCTTTGTCTAATGCGTTTGAAGTAGATCCCATAAGGCATTTCCCTACGATTCTACTACCAAGTCTCAAGCAAGTCTTTGTGACTCGCCAGTTGTTTAATATGTTATCCGGTCTCTCCCATTTCCCGCTCTCATCATGGACTAGTAAACTTAGTTTTTCACCGTCATAACTATTGTCCCCAGTGTTCTTCCAATCTATAGTGGTATCAAGACCTGCTAACTCTTCCAGCCTGTCACCACTCTGAATCTTCTTTCTAGTAAATCTAGTAGAAGGAACTCTATAAGCTAACTCAGACTTTGGACGATCCATACCGTCTTGTATCGGCTTGAAGAAGAAAGGGTAGTTTATAGATATTGGTACAACCTTGTCTGTAAACATCTTCTTTGCATCGGCACCAGACTTAGAGAGTATCCCATATCTACTATCACTCGATATAGTGGCTAAGTTAACTGTTTCAGCTGAACTCATAAAAGAAAACCCTGAACGACGGTTCTTAAGGTAGCACATTCCATAGCATCTCTTATCGGCTTTACAAGCCTCCCAAAATATAAAGAACAGTCTATTGGCCTCTCTAAAGTCTGGCGCACCCACATCAATCTTACTCCATTGCAAGTACATGTAGTGACTACCAGTTATGTAAGTTGGTTTACCTTTATTTGTGAACCAGAAACCTTCCTCTCTACGTCTGAACTCTTCATCTATGTATCCATGCCACTTATCCTTCTGTTCGTCTGGATAACTTCTCCAGTCGAATATAGTTTTTATGCGGCTGAGCTCTTTGGGTTGATCCACTTTCTTCCACTTGTTGCTTTCGTGTTTGAAAACATTAGTGGGTTTAGGTAGAGCAACCTTAAAACCCTGTATGTCATATATCTCACCTATAACCCCAGTCTTAGACAATACCACTAAATC